TCAAATAACTCTGATAGTAGATGATAATGTTGCGAATGATTTTGATAGTCGTGGCTTTCGTGTCAAGGACACAGAAGATGGCAAGGCTATTATGATCAAACGTAAGGTGAGTCGTAAAGATGGAACACCTAATGCGACCCCTAAACTAATAGACTCTAGTAAAGAACCTCTCGATGTAGCAGTCGGTAATGGTTCTAAAGTTAGAGTTCAATATAGAGAATGGGAAACATCTAACCAGTTCGGAGATTTCAAAGGACTTGATCTTCAAGCTGTCCAAGTTACTGAACTTGTGGAATACACAGGTGCAGATGGTAACGAGTTGGATGCCCTTGATGATGAGGATGAATTATGACAAAAGAACCTGTAGAACAGAAACCATTTGTTACTATTGATGATGTGCAAATAAATATTGAAGACTTACCTGAAGAAGGTCAAGGAGTCTTCGGTAGATTACAACGATTAAATCAGAAGAAAGCTAACCTTGTGTTAGACTTGGAAGAAATTCAAGCAGGTATTAACTTCTTTTCTAATAGAATCGTAGACATTGTTAATGAAGATAAAGCCCCTGCCATAAATGGTGAAGGGAAAAAAGAATCTAGTTCTGAGTCTGATAAAGATTCAGAGTAGATGTGTGTGCCGAGAAGGTAAAACTTCTCTTGTCGAAACGTGTAGTTAGGTGTTGAAACTCCTATAAAATCCTGAAGACTGAGCTATTTTATTATAGTGAGACGAGGTAGGTCGGAGATGAATGAGGGAATAAGACTGAGAAATCCAGTTCTCTTACTAGCTACACAACGAGGGTTAGAATATGACATTTATAAAACATCACTTAGCATGTCCGAAATGTGGAGGTAGTGATCCTGTCTCTTTAAATAAAGATGGATCGGCTAAGTGTTTCAGTTGTGAAACTTACTTCTTGAATTATAATAAAGCATTAGATGGAGATATAGATATAGTGACAGAAAAAGAAACAGACACTACTGCTCTACATGGTGGAGATTATGTAGCTTTAACTGATAGGAGAATATCAGAAGCTACTGCAAAAAAGTATGGAGTTAAGTCTGTCCTGTCCTCTAATGGAGAGATAGTACAACATCACTATCCATACTATAACAAGCACGAACTATCTGCTACTAAGACTAGGTATGTTCGTGATAAAAACTTCTCAGTTAGTGGTAGCTTTATAGGCACAGGATTGTTTGGCGAACAGTTATTTCAATCAGGTGGTAAAGCTATTACCTTAACAGAAGGAGAGTGTGATGCGATGGCTTCCTATGAATTGATGGGGAGTAAGTGGGCATCAGTCTCAATTAAAAGAGGCTCGTCAGGTGCAGTTAAAGATGTTAAAGAAAGTTTAGAATTTCTTGAAAGCTTTGAGAATGTAGTCATTTGTTTTGATAATGATCCACAAGGTATTAAAGCAGCCAAGAAAGTAGCGATGCTCTTTCAACCTAGCAAGGCAAAGATAATGACCCTGCCTAATGGGTACAAAGATGCTAACGATATGCTTCGTCAGAATAAACATAAAGAGTTTATAGAAGCATGGTGGTCAGCTAAAGTTTATACTCCTAGTGGAGTGATAAACGTATCAGAATCAAAAGCAGACTTCTTTGATAGGGAGAAAAAGGAAAGTGTTCTGTATCCTTGGAAGGAACTTAACGAGAAACTATATGGACTTAGACAAGGCGAGTTAGTAACCTTGACAGGTGGCACAGGACTTGGCAAGTCTTCAGTAACTCGTGAGTTAGAACACTGGCTTATCAAAGAGACTACAGATAATGTAGGCATTATATCGTTAGAAGAAGATTGGCGAAGAACTGTTGATGGTATTCTATCTATCGAAGCAAACGCAAGGCTTTACATTGATCAAGTCAGGGAACAATTTACCCCTGAAGAAATTGATAGCTTCTTTAACATCCTGTATAATGGCGAGAATGAAAACCGAGTATGGATTCATGCTCACTTTGGCACTAATAGTATTGATGAAATCTTTAACAAGATTCGCTTTATGATTATTGCTTGTGATTGTAAGTGGGTAGTAGTAGATCACTTACACATGCTTGTCTCTGCTATCACCGAAGGTGACGAAAGACGAACTATTGATAACATTATGACTAGGCTTAGAAGTATAGTTGAAGAAACAGGAGCAGGTCTTATACTGGTATCACACTTACGTAGAGTGGATGGCAACAGAGGACACGAGAATGGTATTGAAGTTAGCCTGTCTCACTTGAGAGGTTCGCAAAGTATTGCTCAGTTGTCTGATTGTGTGATAGCATTAGAAAGGAATCAACAAGCAGAGGATATAGAGGAAGCTAATACAACTCGTTTAAGGGTACTTAAATCTAGGTACACAGGCGATGTCGGACTAGCAGGTAGATTATTTTATGAAAGAGAAACAGGTAGGCTGCGTGAACTGGAGAAGGAATCGTATGAAGATGATTCTACTGATGAACTGGAATTATAAATGACTAAAATAGTATTGGAGGATGGCGAGAAAGCAATCGTGGACTACTTGAGTAAGGGTAGATATGATAGAGCAAGAAGTCGTAATGCTGAAACTTTACCTCTTAATAATACCAATGATAAATACTTTTCTGACAAAACAGGATTATTTGCAGAGTTAGCATTAGCTAAACTAACAAACGTATATCCTAGTCAAGTTTTTTCTCCAGTATGTAAAACTAAGGATAGTGGTAGTGATGTTGGAGATATACAGTATAAAGGTTGGAGCATAGATGTAAAGTCAACTATTCATAATAATGGTGTGCTTTGGATTAACAAGATTAATAATAATATTGATTTGTATTCATTCTTTGTGGTAACAGAAAATGAGGACACTGTAACTTGTGAACTCAAAGGTGTTATAACAGGTAAGAAGCTACACGCTAAACCTAAAAGACCAAGGCAGCCACAGTTTAGGTTTCCATGTATCTATGCAGAGCAAGACGAATTAATATCATGGGAGGAATTTAAAAAAGAATGGACTTAGTATTTGACATAGAGACAGACGATCTTAAAGCAACTAAGGTACATTGTATAGTTGCTCAAAATCCTGACACTAATGAACTGTTTAAGTTTCCACCTGAAAGATTACAGGAAGGCTATGAATTTTTAGCCACAGCAGACAGGTTGATTGGACATAACATCATTGGCTTTGATATACCTATGGTTAAGAAGTTTGGTGGTATAGACTTATCTAGAAAATCTTTAATAGATACTTTAGTTATGTCAAGATTGTTCAACCCTGTGCGTGAAGGTGGACATAGCTTAGAGAAATGGGGGCATAGGTTAGGATTTCAAAAGATTGAGTTTGATGATTACGCAAACTATTCTCCTTTGATGTTGAAGTATTGTACTCGTGATGTTCAATTAAATACAGTTCTATTTCACTATTTAAGAAATGAAGGTAGAGGATTCACTAAAGATTCTGTTGAACTAGAACAGGCAGTTGCACATATAATGAAGAAGCAGGAAGAGAAAGGCTTTAAGTTTGATGTGCAAAAAGCAGAACTTCTATTAGCTGAACTCAGAGAGAAGATGCAGAAGGCAGAAGATGAAGTGCATGAAGTATTTAAATCTAAACTTATAGATATAAAAGATGTTAAGCCTAAACTTAAAAAGGATGGTACTCTATCTAAGCAAGGCTTAACTCCTGAAGAGTATGAAGAAAGAACAGAGACAAACGATATAACTCCCTTCACTAGACGTAAGCTACAATACTTTAACTTAGGCTCACGTAAACAAATAGGGGAATACTTAGTAGAGTTTGGTTGGAAACCTAAAAGATTTACTGTCACCGGACAACCTATGGTAGATGAAAAGACATTAGCTAAGATAGAGAACATACCACAAGCTAAGTTAATTGCTGATTATCTTTTGTATCAGAAAAGAATTGCACAGATTGATTCTTGGATTAAAGCAAGAGAGAGTGATGATAGAGTACATGGTTTTGTTATACCTAATGGTACTATCACAGGTCGTATGAGCCATAGAGCACCTAACATGGCTCAAGTACCTAATCTAAAGAGTCCTTATGGGAAAGAGTGTAGGGAATGTTGGATAGTAGACGAAGGATATAAACTAATAGGTATAGATGCAAGTGGACTAGAACTAAGAATACTTGCACACTATATGAAAGACGAGGAATTTACAAATGAAATTATCAACGGAGACATTCACAGCTTTAATCAAAAACTTGCAGGGCTTGAATCAAGAGATAAGGCAAAGACATTCATCTATGCACTTATATACGGAGCAGGAGATACAAAACTTGGGAGTGTGGTTGGAGGAAATCAAGACGATGGCAAAAGACTTAGACAACATTTCTTTGATAATAAACCAACATTTAAGACTCTTCGAGACAGAGCTATCAAAGCGTCAGAGAAAAAATGGTTGAAGGGATTAGATGGTAGAAAGCTTTTAATAAGAACACAACACGCTGCTCTTAATACTTTACTGCAAGGTGGTGGAGCAATCGTAATGAAGCGAGCATTAGCTATGCTACATTCTTTAATTAAGTTACAAACACTAGACGCACACTTCGTTGCCAACATACACGATGAATGGCAGATGGAAGTTAGGGAAGATATTGCAGATTTCGTAGGTCAGTTAGCTGTTGATTGTATACAGACGGCAGGTAACTATTATAATCTTCGCTGTCCTATGGATGGTGAATACAAAGTAGGAGATAATTGGAGTGAAACACATTAAACAGTTCAGTAAATTACACCCACCCACATTACAA